AATTTCATATTTGGGGTATTTTGCCAAAAATGCTGTACGTAAATCTTTCATGTCAATTAAATATTTGGTTCAATAAATTCTATATTAGCCATCTGCATTTCATCTTCAAACGTCCATTTGTAATTGTGATTTTCCCAAAATGAAGCATATTCACAACCACGGCAAGTAATGGAATATCGGCCTTCTCCTATTTTTCTTGCTTTACAAACATCGCGGAAAATCCGGTTATCTATCGGAAAGTCTGCAAAACATACGATTTCTTTTCCTTCATCCAGCAACTTTTTAAGAAGCTGATAGTCACGACTGGTTCTATATGGTATATTCATGGTTGATCCCCCCCCCTCATCAATTCAGGATTATCAAAAGTATTTCCTATGACTCGAATTTCCCGTTTGAAATCATTCCACCAATCAGGTGAAATTTGTTGCCATGGGTTCGTCCATTCTTTATTTAAGTCGCTGATATTGGCAAGGCAAAAGCAGGCATATTCATCTATGTATTTAACCAATTTGGGATATTTGCCATTAACACTAATAATGTCATGTTCGTAAATTTCTGTACCTTCTTTATCTGTTTTGCCTATAAATTGGCTGATTGTTTTACAATCGACCTCATACTCTATGAATGTTCTCTTACCTCTATGGTTCAGATCACCATATACCCACATCTTTGTATTAAGGCTTTTGCCTCTGAATTTTATTATTCTCATAAATATTAAGAGTCAAGTTTTTTAATAAATTCATTTAATCTATCGGCCGAATAATCGGTACCGCCAATTATGAAGTAACCATCAACAGCAAATTTGAATGCTTCAATGGCTTTTTGTCTCATTCCTTCTTCGGCTATCGCTATTGCTGCATAGGCTTTTGCCTCTGATATGGCATATTGCACATAGCCAGTAGAATCCATTCGATTATCACTTTCCAAATCCAAAGTGTTGCGTCTGATATAATCTTTTGCTTTTTGATTCATATTCTGTTTTTAGGATTATTCTTCTGTTATATATCCTTGTTCAAAATATTCGCTATCATCTGCTCCACTATCGTTTATACGTCCGGCATGAAGATACTTAATAGCGTGTTTATAATCGCTACCAGTAGAAAGATGTAATGGTTGTGCATGCTCCATATCTTTTGTTTTATATACACGTAATTCATCTCCCTTACCGAACACACAACAACCGCTTTTGCGCAATTTACTAATCCGAATAGCTATCTCTTTACACAGCTTTTCTTGATTGGCGGTAAACTGACCTGTTTTACTATATTTCATAGTTGGTTCCTTTCTGATTAAAATTGCTTTATTTGTTTTCTAAATTCGTTCCATTCGTTATTGGAAAAGTTAAAAAGAAACCTTTTGCCTTTTTCTTCCCAATCACTTATGGCATAACCTACTAAATAGACTTTTTTAGTGTTTAAATCAAATCCCGTCACCCTATAACGTTTCTCATTATCCCGGTATATTGCCCCTTTGCATAACCTTCTGCCTTTGGAGTCTATAAAGGGTTTAATGTTGCAGAATGCTTCATAGCTTTGGCAGGCTGAAATATTTCCCGAAGTAACAGCTTCCCGATAGAAGTTCTCACCATAGCCCTTACCATTGGCGTTGACTCCAAACCAGTAACTACCGCTGAATTTTGAGAATATATTATGAAAATCCTCTTTGTTGAATTTCATTTGAGAAATTATAGCCAATTTTACTGCCTCATACATGGCTATGTTGACTCGTAAATAAGAATCTGTCTTTTCATTGTTCCAAACAAATTCTATCAGTTCAAAAGCTTTTGATTTTTCCATTATGTTGATTTTAAAAGAGTTCAAATGTTTGCTTGCCTTAATAGTAATCAAGGCAAGCAAAGCTGTTATTTTTTCCTTATATTCTGTATGTTCTTGTGTAAATAAATTATACATAAGATAAGGACTATCCCAAACACAACATGCTGAAAATAATCAGTAATATCACAATGTATTAATCTTGCGCAATAAGCCCATATCCATTCAGGAAGAAGACCATTAATGATTATTATGCACCATGACGCTATAATATATTTCTTACCTTTGATTGCTTTTACTATTTCAATTATCTGTCTCATTACTTTTGGTTTTGTTGTTCCTTTCGGATCAATTCGTTAATAAATTTACTCATGTTCGGTTGCTCTCTGACAAAATCAACCAAATCAATATCCAGTCTAATAGCATAGACCTTACTTTTCGTAACCGGTTTGTTTCGGCGATAACTTCTTTTGGTTTGTTTATTCTCTTCCATGATGGTTCATTGATGTGTTTAATAATTCGTTTGAAATGGTTGTAATTCGGGCTTGTTTGCTTCTTTTGTTCCGTCTCTGATTCGATGGTTGCCTTTGGTGTGAAAACGTCTGAAATCACTCCGAAATAGTCCATCTGTATTTGTCTTTGGTCGGATTGTTCCCCAAACATATCGCCGTAACAGTTCGGGCAACATCATGGAAACAAACAGTAACGCTATACATTGGTGATTCAATAGTTCGGGCACAACGATTCGGCTGATAGTTCGTTCATGTTTATGTATGAAGATAGGCACCGGGAAAACCAAAGGCCGATCAATATACAATAGTTCGGGTGTGTATGCGCGTACTGGTTCATCCTCTGTTATTGGTTCGGGTACATTTGCGTTTGTTTCTTCGCTTACTGGTTCGGTTAATAGTTCAGGCAAAGAAATGCCGGATAGTTCGGTTAACATTGTTAGCCTCTGTAATGCTTTGTTTATTTGATCCTGATAAAACCAACGAGAAATAAAATCTATCAGAGCTACCAAAGCAAAGACAAACGCCGGTGTTTTCGTTTGTGCATCCACATATAAGGCCGGTAAATGTTTCTCCGGCTCTCTTACCGGTTCTTTTTCCGGGATGGTAGGAACTTTGGCACGATCCAAAGCCTTTATATTACATTTTAAGTTTGGGCAAATAGAATCATTTATAAAGGCAGGCATAACCACACCGATACGCGCTGTCTTATCATCAAAGACCGCCGCCCGATCAGGTGCAACCAGCCACACGCCACCAGTCCAGCCGGAAAGCAAGGGGATAACGTTTGATGCAAAGAAACCTAACTTTATATCAATTAAAGCGGCTTTTTCCAATGTTGCACAAAGTTCTTTGTGTCCGTTACTGTCTGCATCATTATAAGATAAATAAACTTTATTCTCTCCGGCAATAGTACGAAGTGAAAAACCGCTTTTTTTGTTTCGTTTGGCTATTTCTTTTACAAAACCGGCAACCGCTTTTAATTCGCTTTTCTGAATCTTTATAAATCCGTCTTTTGAAAGATTGGGGTACACAAGCCGGTAATTAGGGAAATATCCGGTAAAATCACAAACAAAGGTTTGTTTCTTATCGTTGGTTATTTCTGTAATATTGCCGCCTTCCTGATTACAAACACAAACAGAACACCGGCCAACCATTTCTTTTAAATGTTTGGGATTGATAAATAATTTTAGGTCGTCAGGCAAAAGCCCGGATGTTTCAATAATTACAGGGTATTCTTTTAATGTACGCCCGTCAGAAGCAACTAAAGCCGATTTGTAAGGATCAAGATAAATATAATTAAATACCGGTCTTAGAGGATCTTTTGTTACTAATTTAGTGATATTTAGATGTTCCTTTGTAATCCACATATCAAAGGAGCAAACAATATTTTCGCGCTCTTCTATTTTGGTAAACCTTGTTTTATTGGCTTGTTTGGTGCCTATCAGCTTTTCAAATTGCCAAACAAGATTAAAAACCTGATCCACTGGAAAGGAACATTTAAAGCTGTTTATTTGTACAGTCCTAAAATCCGTTATATTTAGTTTGGCATCAACGCAAAGATATTTTATATTTATCTCGTTGCCGTTGGCATCTTTCAGCTTTGCAAGCTCCGCGGCGGTATAGGTGCCGGGAGCTATTTCTATTTCATTTGTAAAAACGTCGTTTGCTATTTTAACCAATTCGGCCAAAATGAGGCCGTTAAATTCTTTTTCATTCATAACATTAAATAGTTAGATATTTTACACCAAAGTAAAAGCCTAAAGCAAGGCAAAAAAGCAAGTAAATAGGAAGCAGCCAAAGACCGCCAAACACGCTAAAGCAGATTAATAAAACTACTATTAGCCAAATAATTACGCCCACCATGTTAGAAAGTAGGGTTTTCAAGCTCTTGCAAAAATTCTTCCTCCGTTATACTCTCACATATATTTGAGCCATCAACATAAACACTAAATCCGGTTGCGGTGCGGAATACTTCTAATTTGTGCGTTTCTCCGTTTGGATATTCTATTATATAAGTAGTCATAATATCAAAGTTTAAAGGAATACCGGGAAACCGCCCGGCGCGGTGGAATATTTGTATTATTCATTTATGTTATGCAAATTACAGTTCCAAACGTGCTTAGGAAATGAACCGTCCTTGTTAAGGCTAACAATAGATGTATTATCCCCGTTATCCTTTATTACATAAACTATAAGTTTTCTAAATCCGTATAATCCAATATGATATAATATCTTTTTCTCCATAAATTTAAAATTTGTCTGATTGATCGTTTTTATTTATGAAGTCTTTTAATTTCTTGGGATCGGTGCCGGAGATAAACACCACGGCACCGAATAAAAGCAGCATAAAACAAAACATAGCTTATTATTAATAAAGTGTTGCACGTTGGTATAAACTTTGCGATATAATACCATCTTTACAAAGTCCGTCTTTATATTCTCCGAAAGCTATATTAAAATCCAGTTTAAAAGAATGTTTCTTTTTGTTGGCTTCTCTTTCAAATTCGCCTCCGAACTCTTTGCAGAACTCCCAAAAAGACCGGCGCAATTCTTTTTGATTGGTTATTGTGTATTTTGCCATGGCTATTTCATTTTAAAAGTTATGCCAGCAGGCAACAAAGAACGGTTAACACTGGAAACGAATTTATTAAAATCGTTCTCCGTTACTTTTGTTTCGTGGTCTCTCCAATTAAAAACAAGCTCGTTACTATGATCGTAATATATCACATTACTAACTGATAACCCGGCATCAAGAACGGCCAACATAACCCGCTTTTCATTTTCGGCCTTTTCTTGTTTCTTTTCACAGTTGTTAATTATTTCAGCGCGTTTTTTCTCGTATGCTTTGCGCTTTTCTTCGTCTTTTCGCGCTTGTACAGCTTCAAGGCGATAATAACCATCGTTTATTCTGTTAGTTATAGTTGTACGTTCTTCGTCCGTCAATTTCAAAGTAAAACGTTCGTTTTCCGGCTTATATGGGTTTTCCCATGTTTGCCCGGTTAACTCTTCCAGCTTTTTTAAAGCTTCATTAGATTCTCTTTTCCAGCGTTCAACGATACCAAGCGTATAAAGAAGGTATTTAAAGTATTGTTTATCTTCTGCCTGATAAAGCAAATTATATTCCGTTTCCGTAATACGCAAATAGTTTATAGCTGTTTCTTTGCTGCTGTTTGTAATATGATAAAACCCGTTTTCAACTGGGTACATTGGCGCGCCGTAATGATTAGACAAATGAAGATCAACGAACATTTTAAATTGTGGGAAACGCTTTAGTATTTCTTCATGGCAGCAACCACCAGCACACCAAACGAAACGCCCGTTTTTGCGTTGTTCGTAAATATCCGCCGTTATACTCCAATCGCATATATTATTTTTGCAATCATCAGCCAGTAATATTTTAACATTGATTTCAAAGGTTGTCCCGGCTTGAATATATCTTTTTGAGACTGTGTAACAAAGTCTATTTGTAGTAGTCATAATACAAAGTTTTAAAGGGTGAATAATGAAAAGTAAGAAGTAACCCGGAGCCATGACAGCCCCGGAAATAATTACTATTTATTGTTTGCAAGGTATTCCACGCATTCAATAATGTATGCTGCATGTTCTTTGGCTGCTTGTTCTTTTTCTTGCTTGGTTGCGGTTTTATGATCCTGATCGGAAAGCATTTTAGCCGCCATCCGGACGATTTTTTTCATAGTGGAACAGTTTGCAAGATATTCAACGGAAGGAGTTAAACCGCGGTTTACTTTTTTCAAAAGTGCATTTTGCAGCCATTCAGTAAGCGCGTAAATATCGCGAGAATTGCGAATGTAGATAATTAGCAAATTTGTATTCATAACGCAAAAATTAAAGGGTGAAACTTGGTTTGTCTTTGTTTTTCCCTTAACTTTGCATTTAACGTTGTGGAAGACGTTAGCCGATAAACGCAAAGTTTAAAGGGAGGCCGGAGAAGTTAGCGCACTGATCCGGCTTTTTTATTAGTATGAAATCTTTTGAATACGATCAAAAGGAATTAACAACGCTATATGTTTATCTTGATAGTGAATCAGTTCAAAACTATTTGCCGTTGATAGTCTTATAATAGCGGCCTTTTTCGCTGTTTCTTGAAATACATCAAAATGAACCTTTAAACGGTTGCAACAATTTGTGCCTTCCGGGGCTACATGTACGGCGTTTAATATTACGCTGTTCTTTCCTGATGTTGTTAAAGTTACTTCCATATTATAAAGTTTAAAATTATACTTCTAAAATTGGAAGGGAAAGACCGATCAAAAAAAAGTGTGGAAGACGTTAACCGATCTTTAACCCTTGTATTTTTAGTTTATTCTTTCTATCGTTGCTAATTTATTTAATAATACTACTTTGTATTGCGCAATAAATTGATCGTGCCAATCATTCGCCCATGTTTCAGCGTCTTTTTTATTTTCATATAATCCGGTGCCGTTTTTTCGCACACACCAAAAAAGAGATATTTCTTTTTTGACTGATTTAGAATTATATGATGAAATAGAGTCTTTATCTATCTGAAAATCTACTTTTGCAAAATGTCCTAAGGTAGAAACAACACCAGCCATAAAAGAAAATAAATTTTCAATACTATGATCTTTGCGGTATTTTGCCCGTTCTTTTTTCATCTTATTATTGTAGTTTGCTTTCCATTTAGCGCAAAAATCGAATTTATTTATATCTGTATTTAGATATTCGGTTTCTATTGCTTGATACTCTAAAGAAGTAACGTTAACGCCAGTAAGGTGTATAAATTCCTGCAATAACATAATATTTATATTTAAGTTAATATTTGAATCAGCAGAAGAGAACAAAAAACGGGGGAAGTGTGGAAGACGTTAACCGTTTATCTCCTTTTCTGTATTACAAAGATACGAATAATATTTGTAATACAAAACAAAATGTACTTTTATTTTTAAGAAAACGAATTGTTTTTGCATTTATTAATAGTTTTATAAATAGCTAATAATCAATGTGTTGCATAGCGATATGGATATAAATATAAAGCATTTAAGAAGTAATGAAATATTTGCAATGTATAAGCCTTAAATATGCTTATTTGCTTTATTTGTAGCCTTTGTTTAACTTTGTAGCAAGTTACAGAGCGCGAGACGCCAATATAATGAACTCTTTTATATCGTTTTATATGGTGTACAGTAAGCGCGTAACAGATTTACAGCAAATTTATCAATTAACCCCGGATGATGTTTTCTTTTGTATGCTTGTTGCATCCGGTGCCAGTCGTGGCGAAGCATACGCAACTATATTTAGACCACGATCAACCAAAATAGAAACGGCGCAACGCGGAGCCGCCCAGCTTGCAAAGGATAAACCCGGCATTAATAAACTAATACGGTCTTTTGAAGATAACCGCGCCGCCTTCCTTCCTGACAATGATAGCCCCAAAAGCAAGAAGAAAAAGAAAAACACAGAAACAGAAGAGGAAGAAAAAGCCGGGAATGTTGTGCAATACCGAGATAAAGACGCTGTTTTATCAGGTCTCGAACAAACCTTGCCTTATTTGAGGGGGAAAGATCGCGCGGATGTATTAATGAAAATTGCCGATCTCCAGCAAATGAAGAAGGACGAAAACACGGAAGAAGAGGAAACAGTACATTATTATCTACCTTTGCAGTGTTATAGATGCAGCCTTTTTATAGCTGATCGAGCAAAGCGGAAAGCAGAAGAAGCGGAAAAGCCGGATAATATTTAATATTATAGGTATAATATAAAGGGAATCAAGGCAAAGCGCGGCTTTTCTCCTTCTTTGCCGGTCAACTGGGTAATGAAAGCAGGGAGGGCACCCCCCCGGCTACCCAAGACACCAAGCATGTTTCAATCCCGGTCAAGATTTTTATTTTTTTTCTTTTTTGGAGCCAATAATGGATGTTTTTAAGGCTTTTCTAATGATAAATTACAAAAGTGAATGCCTGATGTATAGTTTTACTTCTTAAAATGTATAGTATGTGTATGGTTTACTTCATAACTATACATGTGTAAATCATTCATTATTAAGTCAATGGAAATTTAATGTATAGTATGTATAGTTTATATGTAAATTGCGTATGGAAAAAATATATATAATATGGTTTGCATAAAAAACTATACATACTATGCACTATTTTTCCATTGGTTTGTATTTCAATATGTTATATGTGTATAGTTGCCTTTAAAACCCTACATAAACCATACATATCAGAGAGAATGTTCCATCTGTATTTCCTATTGAAATAGAGTTATTATCCTTTGTTTATTAATATTTTGCGATTATTGGTATTCAATGATGCAACGAATAAAAACATGGCAAAAAAAGACTTCAAAAAGCGTGTTTTATTCTATATTTAAGTAGAAAATAATAGCTTTTATATAGTAATTATGTAGAAAATAAGCTATATTTGTGGCATAATACACTTGAAAAATAGCATAAAAACAGTAGAAATGCTTTGTTTCGGGTATGAAAATGGTGATATGAATAAGTTTGAGTCTATATTGTTTGATTATGGGCGATACATTTTTGTTTCTGTGTTCAGAAAAGCACAGGAAGAGGAAAGATATGAAGATTGTGCGGTGATGCGAGATATTATGCAAAAATATCATATACCTTGTGACACGTCTTTAGAGGATTGGCGTGCTGATTTGTGGCGATGCGGATATTTAGGTGATGTTGCCATAAATAACTTGTCAGTATATATGGTTGAGGCTTTAGCTCGTGCCGGATATTCAAATTCATAGATTGTATATGGAGAAGGGAAAGTATAAGAAGTTGTTGAATGAGGTCTTTGGGCTTATGAAAGGCGAGAAACTGGATGCCGCTTTACAAGAGTCCAAAAGTGCAGCGCGTGTTGACGCCGTGCAGGACTTGATGCGTGCAGCCATTATACGATCTTCGATTTGTAAGTTCAATGGTACACCTTACTATTTCAGTGGCCGGATATATGAAGAGATGGCATGGGATGATTTTGGCAACCTGATATATGACTTGATGCGTAAATGCAAGATGCCTAATGGTGATTATTCCCGTGTGGAGGGTGTACTGAAAGTATGTAAGCGTGTGGTGGCAGGAAAAGCATTGCAACCTGATAATGCTATTGTGGTGTTCAATAATTGCGTGTTTGATATGAGTGCTCGCCGTGCATATTCTTTCAGCCGGCGTTGGGTACAGACTACATGCGTTCCCTATGACTACAAGCCGGAAGAACACATCTTTCTTTGGAGAATGTTCTTGGATGAAGTTTTGCCGGACAAAAACATGCAAAAAGTTTTGCAGGAATTTCTTGGAAGTATTTTCGTTGACCGGCGTGTGGCGAAAATGGAAACAATGCTTGTTCTTCGTGGCTCCGGCTCCAATGGCAAAAGTGTGGTTTTTGAAACAATCATGGGCATACTTGGCCGGGAGAATGTCAGCAATTTCGGCATAGGTGCATTGATTACCGGAAATGAGAGAAAAAAGAATATCGCTTTCATCAATGGCAAGCGGTTGAACTACTGTTCTGAAATACAAGCATTGGAGTTTGGTAAGGATAGTGACACGTTGAAGAGCCTTATCAGTGGTGAGCCTACCGAAGCCCGGCCTATCTATGGTGATAACTTCACTGCTTACAATATTCCCCTGCTTATGGCAAATGCCAACCAAATGCCGTATTTGAAAGACTGGAGCTATGGAATGAGGCGGCGTATTTGCATTATTCCCTTTGAGGTGGAGATACCCAAAGCCCGGCAGAAAAAAGAACTGTCACGGGATTTGGAAGCCGAATACCCGGCTATATTCAATTGGATATTGGAAGGCCGTGACCGTTTTATCGCCAATGGTTATAAGTTGACAGACAGTAAGGAGCTTGAAAATGTCATGGATGAATATCAGTCGGAAAGTAGTACCGTAATGAAGTTCATGTACCAAATGAACTATCTATGCCGATATGAAGAGATTGCCGATATTGAACCCAAATGGATGTCTTCGGCCATTCTGTACCGGAAATATTGCAAATGGTGCAAGGACAATAATACCAAAGAAGAGAATGTAACAGTATTCGGACGTATTCTTTCGGAAGCCGGTTATCGTAAAAAAAGAACCCCGAATGGTCAGGTGTATGGTTTGTATGGAACAGCCTTGACGGAAAAACTCTATTATGAGAAACGGGAAGACCTACGGGGTAACTATAAGCAAAGGATCGCTAAACCGGTTTATCAAGATGGCAAACGATACGCTTATACCCATGAAGGGCTTGCGGCCTGCTTGTCATTGAGCATTTATCAAGTCCAGCGTTTGTTCCGGGAGAAGAAACTGGAGGGGACGTACCACATGGAGAAGAGAACAACTGTTTTTGACTTGGACGCTGTGGAGAAGATTATCAAACAATTAAAAATAAGAACCAAATAGTATGATCGCACCGGATGAATTTGCAGAGGTTATTGGCAAAATAGATAACCTACGGGGAGCATTGGAAATCCCTATGCCAGCTGAATTTCATGTAAATCAAATGAAGCGTGAGCTTGAAGAAGTATCAGACAATTTAAAACGGATTTACGTTGAGGAAGAAGACGAGAATCCATGGGAGGAATAAGAATGGCAGTAAAATTTAGACACAAGGAAACGGGACTGTTCTTTTGCAGAGCAAAGGGATTATCCCCTTCAAGAAGAGATTATGACAAACTTGGAGAAGAAGGTGTTTTCAGGAAAAGGCATTTGTCAAAGCGAGGAAGAATCTACGAAACCGCAACTGAAAATCAGAAACGGGATTGGATTGGCAAGGAACATGCGGATGAATTTGAAATTGTACATGTTTGATTATGAGTAGAAATTGGAAGGAAAAGACTGCATATAGATATGTGCATTTGGGCATTCCAATTCCGACACATCTGCTTAGCATAAGGAGAAAATGGTGGAGGTATAACTTCGATATTGGAAAAATGCGTTATAAAAGAAGACAATATATTGAGAACCAATTAAATAAAAATATGTATGAGCAAAAAAACAAATGGTATTCAGGTAGGTAACTTTATTGTTACGAGGGATAATGGTAGTGAACATGACTGGATCAGTATTAAGGCAGTATCAGGTTTTTGGAGTATGCGTTTTCGGGATGATAACGGAATGTTTTCCCGAATTCGGGAGTTAGCCAACAATAAGGAACTTCGTGAATATTTGGAAACATGGATCAAAGTATGTTTCCTTATTAGTAATGCAACCCCTGACGTTAAGTTTATGGAAGAGTTTTTTAAAAGCTATTCTGATCTTACCGAACGGCTACGAGGCTTGCAGCAACCAGTATCACCGGAAGATGATGCCAAGATACTGGAAGAAGAGAGAAACATGAATAGTATCAAGGAAGGTATTAAGGAGGAACGTAAAAATGAGGGTACCGACTGATAAGGAAATTGAAGAGGCCAAAGAATATCTCCGTCAACGGCTGGATGCGGAGCTGTCCATGCGTACCAATCTTCAAATTGTGATGATCGAGGCGGCAAGGCAAATTATAGATATTTCATACCGGTACAAGATCAGCCCTGAACTGTTCCGTTTTTCAGCAAACAGACAGTTGCAGGAGGAAGTGGATGCCATTATTTTATCCCTTCTTGAAATAATTGAAGACTATACTTATACTTTAGCAGTAGCGACACACGAGGACAATAAGGATGCAATCATAACATATATAACGCGAGAATCATACGGTAAAACCTTCACGCAACGCGCAAGAGAATATGTTGACCGGTTTTCAAAGGAGGTGGAAACGGTCATTGCCGCCGGACTGTTACTGAATCTTTCCAAAGACAAACTACTTTCATCTGTCAGGCAGTCGGTAAAAACGCCGTTGCTTAATGAGCATGTACAGAGAGCTATTTCAAAAGGGTATCCGATTATTTCAAGGCTTGGTGTTCAGGAGTCTTTTGGAGTAGGACGTACTGTAAGCTCTTGGACTGCACTGTCAGATTTGACGGAGTATGCTGTGGCAGAGGGTTGGATGAAGCATTGGGAATTGCAGGCTAAAGCCAGTGGAGCCGTGGGGTTCTTTGTGATGCGTGGCAGCTCCTATCCTTGTAACATTTGTGACGATGAAGTCGGATTTCATGTGGAATGGGACAAATTACCACCGTATCACGGTCATTGTAAATGCTTTGCCGTTCCCGTATCAGCAATGTAATTATTTAATAGATTAAATATCAGAATATTATGTTTGGAATATCATTAATCAGCACAAAGAAACTCAATCATCTTACATCAGAATGCAGCAAACTGGCTATTGCCAATGTTGAGCTTTCAAAACAAAATGCGACACAATCCAAAACAATTATGGAACTTACTGGAGAAGTCCGGGTGCTAAACTCTAAAATCCTTCTGAATGAAAGTATCAATGATGATCTGCAAAAGAAGCTTAACCGGAAATATCCTCGAAAGCCTTATAATAAAAAATTGTATCGAAAGTAATGTCATATTCAATTCATTCATCACATTTGCAATGTAGAAGTTGACTTGTCATAATAAAAGCTTATCAACCAAGTTGTTGAAAAAGTTAAGCCTCCGTCTGTTTGTGCAGGCAGAGGCTTCTTTATGTTTGGAAGGGAATCTTTTATTTCTCTTTCTTTTGAGTGGTGGAAGAGTTCTGTTGTGCTTGCTTGGTTTTCAATTGATATAACAAGTCTGCTTGCTGCTGTTCCTTATATTCACGCATGATACGATCCCATTCATTGTTTTTCCCATAACCGGATTCTTCCGAACCGGTTTCCTTTGATAAAATACCGGCACCGACCAATTGTACCAAGTTCGATACTAATTCAGCCGCATTTTGGTGGACGTATGGAACTGCCCATGAAAAAACCTTCAAGTTGATAAATTTAGTAAGCTGCCCCTTTTCAGTACCATATCCATGAAGGAACAAGCGTTTCATTTTATCAATTGATGCGTCAAATTCCTTGCAGTCAATCATGGCTTTCTCCAAAGATGGCGAATATATCAGCTTGATAGCCACACCCGGTAAATCTCCCGACTTTACTTCGGGAGGCATGACAACAAAACTTCCCATAAAAATCATTTTAAGTAATGTATTTATTTGAAGTTCAAATGATTGGGCTGATTCGGGACGGTTCATAAAGCCAGCATCGTCATCCTTCCCCATAGTGATAGCTTTTACTGCACCATACATATCCCCTTGAATTTCAACATCTTCACCTTTAAGCAACATGATAGGGAATGCGTATGCCATATTGTTCTGACACAAATGTGAAATAGCCAGTTCGTATTTGTCAATATTATCTTGTGAAAAACTCCAGCAGGCACCGTGCTTATCCCGATAATACACAACCGGACATTCGGCAAATCCATGATCGTGTTCTTCTATCAGTGAATATCCTTCAATTCCGAAATACTGTTTTACTTTATTTATTGCTCCGGTTATTCCCCTTTTATCTTGACGGTAACGGTACATTTTTTTATTGTCCCACACTTCCACCCAAGAAATGAGTTCCTTTCCCTCTTCGTCATAGTCACTGAATCGCCGGGCAAACAGTGTCATTTGGCCGGTTATGGAGTCATAGTGAGGATAAAGAGTATCACCGTCAAAATAGGAAAGGTTTTTGGTGAACAACTTACCTTCGTGCATATAGAATACAACAGCTGCGTCTCCCGTAATCTTTACACTTTTAGCATATTCATAAAATGCAATCTCCATATTCTTATCCAGCCATCCTTTTTGAAATTCGAGAAATATTTCCCGTGAACTTTCATCCACTTTGGTATCGGTCAGTTCATGATGAATGTCATTGCCACATAAGTGTACAAGCTGTTGGATAGTGATTATCATCTGAAAAGGGAAAGAAGCACGGAATACTTTTTCTCGAAAGAACCGTTTCTTTTCTTCATCGTATTTCAGTCTGTCCGGGTAAAACAATTCTGAATTGATCTTGTGTCCCGAAGGGTAAAACTCTCGGATAAAATCAGCCTGCGAAATGAGCTGCCATGCCAGTCTATCACTATTATTTGTAAACGATGCGTTTCTTAAATCGCTCGTAACCCTGCCTTGCAAGTAACCTTCGGGAGTGACTCTTGCAAAAGGCTTTTTAGTAAGAATTTCTGCTATCATATTAATCCTAAACCTTTTATGTGTTTGCGTTTATGTTTAATTTCAAAAATCATTCGCATAAGCAATGCTTCTATGAAGTCGGGAGAATGA